CACCAACCGATCATACTGGCAGCTCACGCCCTCAGCTACCAATACGCTCGAAGCGTTGATGTTGAAGCTGTGCGTCTGGATGTATGCGTCTTCCAGATAAAAAGCGCCATACGGTTCGTCTTCAGCGTCACGCAAATAGCACATGAGGCCGATCGGGTGGTCAAAGAGATCGGATGCCAGGTTGATGAAGAAGTCGCTGTTTTCTGGAGTTGCGGTGTTCGGGTCTTCTTTGGACGCGCCGTAACCAGCAAGGTCCTTAATCTGAGGAGTACCGCCTTCAATCTCCTTTTCTTGGCCACTTCTGCTAAGGGGCCAGGCACCAGCACCGCCCTGCTGCATCTTGTTGCTCGGATAGTACGCATACAGCACACGCATCAGCGATGGGCCCCAGAACAAGACGCGCCCGATAGACACGGTGCCAACGGTGCGCCCCGGGATGTGGTAGGAGCGCTTGGACCCGATCTCAAAGAGCTTTTGGATCATTCTGTTTTGGTTCAAGCCAAAATTCTCAACGACACCCACCGGATACGCGATATTGTTCGCGCCCAATTCGGCCGCACCAGTAACCGTGTTGCCTTCCGTGGTGTTTAGGCCAAACGCGGCCTGGCTAATCAGCGGTGGGCCAGCCGCAATCAATACGGTTGCAGCATTGATAAAGTTGCCACTAGGCATGTCATTCTGAACATGCTGATCCCAGAAACGCCAATTGGCGAGGGACGTGGTGGCCTTAGTGTTTTGTTCCTTGGTAGCCATTCTCTATTCCTCCTAGGCTTAGGCCTTATCTCCAAAAGTGGCGCCTCATCAGATCAACAATACACACCTGATGTAGTTCGCCGGATACGGCACATCGATGTCAATGGTCAACCGTACCGTGTCGGGCTGATCTTCATCCTGGTAAAGAGACACGATACTGCCCTCGATCAGCTGACCGTCCCGGATGAGAAGCTTGATGAGGCCCTGGGTAATGCTGGCAAGCATTTCCAGATACACCTTGGTGATGTTATACTTGCCGATGTACGGCCGGAGAGTATTCCGGACAAACTTGGCAACGTAGTCCACGTCCTTGGTGATAGAAAGTTCACGCTTCTCGATCATTGAAACGTCGGTAGATAGCTGGTGACGACTATAGGTCGGTGCCGTAGCCACGTCCTGCACGATGATGTATACGCCGCCCGTAGCGATAGTGTCCAGCTGGAACGGGCTGAAATAGTTGTTCGACTTGCGTAGACCAACCAGCCCCGTCATGGGCAGATTAGTAAACGGCTGCTCCGGTGCGTAGTTCTGAATCATACCGGCGATGATGCAGCAAGCGTAATAACCAGGCAGCACTGCGGTGGCAGAGTCATCACTGGTATCGAACACATCATCACCCGTGGTGTCATCGGAATACCCAATTTCAACTTCATCGGGCCAAACCAAGAACACGCGCCGATTAGAAAAGGCAGAGGCATAGCTCGCAATAAACTGAGCCTGCTCCAACTTATCCAGGGGCTTGGTCTCCATCTTGTAGTCGAGATTGGTCTGGCTGGCATAGGCCGGGAGTCCGGGGTCAACAAGCTCTACCTCGGTCGGGCTATTGACGCGCAAAATGCGCACGCTAGCCTCAGTGCTTCCACCCGCATCCAGAATGTGCAGATAATCACCAGCTCTGATTTCCGCAGTGGCGAAATCTGCGTTGGTGTCGGTGAAGGTGGTGCCGAGAGAGTCCATAGCTCCGGTATCGCTCTGCAGCTTCTCCTCTGTCACGAACAGCTGACGGTTCAAGAAGCAAATGCGCTCATGCTTTGAATTCTCGTCAGACTGCTGTGTGACATGAGCGGCCCAAACCTGGTGCACGGCCGGATTTTGACTCAGAGGCACGATACCATAGACCTCATGAGCTTCCAGGAACTCTGAAGCCTCAACATGGTCGTCAACCTCATCTTCCGCGATAGCCGTGCAGTAGATAGCCGTATCGGTGTTTTGTAGGGCCAACCATACACCAAACCCCAGCGGGTTCTCGGGCACCGCAGGACCAATTAGACTTTCGAGATCGCTAGTGTTCTCGATGGCGACCAGGTCATTGATGTTGTCCGTGCGCCGAGCCGTGTAGGTTACCAAGATGGTACCGGTCATATCTTCGGTAGTGTGGTCAATGCGGTAATTCACGTTCTGGCTGTTCACGAACTTCTTCACGACGCGGTAATCCAGGCCAGTCGCAGCGGCAGTAAAGCTACCGGTAATCTCCATGGTCGTGGTACCAACAGTGTCGATAGTGTAAACACCAACGTCCGCGCCGGTCTCAATGACCAGCTGATCACCAGCAGACACGCCCTCGGCGGTGAAGTCCTTGCCGCTATCCGTAAAGGTGGTGCCGATGGCAGTTTCGCCGGTATGCTGCGTGTTCATCAAGATCTGGTTAATCCAAACCTCGATATCGCTGACCACCTTTTCGATACGGTAGGTGCCAGCATTGGAGCCGCTCTCGATAATCACATCCATACCCGGCTGTACGCCTTCGTCAAGCCAATCGGCTTGGTCGTCAACGAACTGCGAGTAGTCCGCAATGATACGGAACCGAATGCCAGTATCACCCGTGAAGCTGGTGAAGGTCTTGCTGGTCTTCACCCGTAACTGGTTGGTGCCGGTAACCGCTTCGACAATGTAGATACCCTCGTCTGCCCCACTGTTGAGATAGAGCAGCATGCCAGGCTTCACCAGCAGCGACTGGAAGTTAATGGTCGCGCTATTGAAGGTTCTTGCTCCGGCATCCGATATACCATCAGCCGCGAGGGCCGTAGTGTTGATCGTCTGGGTGGATGTGGTCTCGCCGGTTCCGACGCTAGAAATTACGTTGCGCGTAATTTCAATGTTTGCTTCCACGTCAACGCTGTCAGCATCTACGGTATAATCAGAGGTGCTGACTTCGAAAGTGCCGTATTCGTTGGTCAGATACACGAGAACGCTAGTCTGGTCCACAATTGCGCCAGACGTCAGGTCTGGATAAGGGTAGATTGTGGCCGCGCTATTATAAACACCAGCGCTCTTCTTGTATTCGATCTGATTGTTGACGCCCACAATGCACTCAGGCAATGCAGGCGGGATAAGCGTCGCCGCCTGCTCTTCGAATTCCTGCTTAACAAAGACGTCCGGCTTTTGGATGGTTCCTGCAGACATATTTTGTCCCTCCGTTTACTCCTTCGACGTTTCAGACACCTGCATGACCCGTCCTGTACGGGGATCTACGCTGGTTGTGCTGAATTTCTCCAATAACGCAGCATCCACACTTACCGTCCAGTCACGCTGCAGCAACAGTTGAATGCCTACTGGTACCGCAGTGAGCTCCTGTTGCGAATCGCCCTGGATAAGAGTTTCAGGCCCTATGGCCACCGTATCAACATCGAAGGCTCCACGCGTCCGGACTGAGCTTGCGAATAACTGAATGCCCTGGAACACAATATCGGCAAGCAGTTCCGCCTCCAACCCATTACGCGAGAGACACTCCGCCGTCAAATCCGATGACAGGAGATCCTTAAAACTTCTCGCTCCAGTACGAAAATCAACATGCGCTCGCTGGTCTATACTCCGTCTTAACCATCTGATCGGCCCCCTTCTCAGCACAATGGCCGGTCGCATCTCTGCAGCTTCAAGATCCTCCGTGTAGCCGTCTGCTATAAGGATTTTGCTTTCTTCGGGATCTGGGCTCCAGAGATAATCGTTCTTCCCGTCATATAGATCTTGCTGGCTAAACATATCCTGCAAGAAAGCCAGGATAATATCTTTGGCGAATGACGTAATGATCATTTTGCGCTTGGCACTCCTTCTCTGGCCTCAACTTCAGTTGCTGGGGCCTCCCTGCCAACTACAACCCATCCTCGCTGTATGATGGAGATAGCTATAGCCAAAAGAACAAAGAACACGCCAGCGGCCAACAAGAAAACTATTTTGTTGGCCTGCCGCTGGCTGACCTTCTCGAATAGCTTCCCTAGTGCCTGTGTTACCCGCTTTACCGGCATCTCTATATCCTTAGAGACAACCCTCCAAAGCCCCTATTGCTCATGCCTCGTCCCAACGTCCTGGTTCCTTGGCCAGCCATATATGTGGCCACGTTACCGAGTCCGCGACCGGCAGATAGAGCTCTCCTACCAAGACCCGAAGACATGGGCATGCCAAGGGCTTCCTTTACCATTTCTCGAGCAAAGTCTTTGAGCTTCATGGCATATGCCTTAGCGAATCAACTGGGGTTCCAGGTGCAGGTGCGCCATGGATTATTACCCCGGGCGGTAGCGCTTGTGTTGCATTTGTAACAGATTGCTTCCCGCCAAGTAAGTAACCCGCGCCCCCAAGCGCTCCAGCCCCCATGATGGCGCCAGTGATGATGGCTAGGTCTTTGTTCCGCGTAACTAGCTTCTCTAGCGCCTCCACACCAACGGCGGACACAAGGGCCCCAAGTATAGCACCAACGCCGAGTCCCTTTATCCCGTCCTCGGCGCTGGCGGAAAGCTTCTGCATTTCGTCTTGGAAGCCGAGAAGCATATCGCTATTCATAGATCACCACCTGCTGCGTTTGGCTTTGATGATAATCGATATCGTGCAAAGTTGTCACGTTATCGTTCAGCCATTCCTCAAAGCCTTTGCGGCCGCTTGGAGGATTCCCGACGTTGGGGCTTCCGTCAGGGTTCTTGTCCTTGAGATTACCCTCGACGCTAAGATCGAAGCCAATCTTTGCCACGCTGAACGCCATGATTGTCTCCTATCTGGATCAACTGTTAATTATACGATATCCAGCCGTCTTACGCAAGTAGCTACCTAGCTTCTTCTTACGTTTAACTTTGTGTGACGCGCATACGGCTAGCTTCGCAAACTCCTTGAGCGTAATCACGACTTACGCCCTGCCTGGAATGCACGCTGCGCAATCAGGCGGTTCTCCTGGATATTTGCCTGCCGAAATAGATCGGCCAGCTGCTTCAGTTGCGACTTGCGCTTCTTCTCCGCGAGGACATGCGTTCCACCAGCACCAACGGCAGCCCCGGCGCCCATGAGGCCGAGAACCTTAGCGATGGCCTTAGCGCTTGCCTCTTTGGTTTGTTCTACCTCTGCGAGAAATCCTTCAAATTCAACCACGGCTATCTCCTCTCCTATAAAAGCCTCGGGTCTAATCTCGGGGCCAATTGACCAAGCCTATTGGTACGTGCTTGTTGTACCTCCAAAGCCTTTTTCTTGGCTTGACGTTGTTTGTGGCCTTGATAAGCGTGATAGGCCCCAGCGCCAAGTGCCGCTCCACCAGCCAGCGCTCCCAGCAGCGGGGCCAGTGCTATCTTGTCCATTTCCTGCTTGAAGCCTGCCAGTCTATAGTTCATTACGCATCCCTCACCCAGAAGTTATGGTCCGCAAACTCATCCCTGAACTCGTCTACTGCCTGGTCTATACCTCGCTGGAACATCCTGTGTCCTTCTGACCCGGGGTGCCTCCACCCACCACGGAGTAAAGACTTCAACGTGCACTTTCTGAAGATAGTGCGACGTTGGCCAAACTTATACTCCGTAATCGGTATGGTTTTCCCAAGCAACCACCACATCGTTTGTGGTCGTACCCCATTTTCTTGAGCTCCAGCATAACTTGCATCGGAAATGATGTATATCGAATTCCCGCTCACATATCCCCGAATCGAATTTGCCAGGGCTCCGGTCGGGTGCTTGAAAATGCCAGAATAACAGATCGCCTTGATGTTGTTGACGATCCGCTCCTTCATCACGTTCATGCGAACGAAATCTGGGGGATTCGCCTGAAACCCAGGCTGAAGCTCTACAACCTTCACAACGCTCATTTCCGGCTATCAACCTCCACCTGCTTAATCTTGACCTTGGCGTTAATCTGGTCCCATTCCCCCTTCGATAGCTTCTTCCCACCCGTGGCGCGGTCCATATGCTTCAGCATGCTATCGTTGATGGACCTTTCGCCATGCTTAGCCTTAGCATATTCCTTGTATTGCCGGATGTCCATCCTGTCTTCACCCATCGTCCCTCTCCTCAACTTCTCCATTTCGCTTCCATCGAACCTGGAGCCGCATAGCGCTGTGGTGGCTTTGCAACCCCGCCCACTCCGGTTATTTTTGATGTCAACTTGCCAGCTTGGCGGCCAACGGCCCTACCTAGAACGTCTCCAACCAATATATTGCCAAGCATACCAACTCGCTTGTATGGGGTAGCCAGATACCCGGCCATTTGCCCAACATTGGCGCCTATACGTCCCAGGCGCGTTTCGCCCGGCTCGAGCTTACCGGCAGCCTCTTGAGCACTCAGAACGCCTAAGCCGCCCATGAGCGCCTTTTCGCCACCAGTCATTTCTCCAAAGCCTTTTTTCATTGTCTGGATAGGCTTAGTGACCATACCTCTTCCCGCCTCCCGCACACCCTTACCAAACATTCCCCGGGGCCCGGCAAACCATTCTCCCAGGGTCTTTTTTGCTCCCCTACCAGCGGAGGCTATACCTCTCCTAGCGGCAGACGTGGCTTGATGAAGCGCCGGTCTACCGAGAAGACTTCTCGCAAAGGTAGCTAGACCCCTAAGCGCCGATTCCTTGTGCATTATTCGGCCCCTATCAATGGTAGCTTAAACTCAATGTCGTTCCGATTGATACCCACCAACTGTAGAACCTGGTGTACCTTCACTCTCTTCTTCTGCGTAAAAGAGGCCTGGGCTACTCTCCAGCGCACACACCCATCCTCTATAATCACGTCACCCGGGCTGATTTGCGGAAAATTGCTCATCCAGGCATCTGTTGCATCTGGTTGCTGCTCGAAGTTAGCTTGCCTAATCATTTCCGGTGATGGACTAAAATTGATCTTGATTGGGATGGGGGCAAAGAACCCATCCACAAACCCTGTATTATAGCAAACTAAACAGTTAGATTGTAGCTTTCTTTGCTTTATGGGGTCCCAACATTCGCAACATCGTTGTCCCCAGGTTTTCCTGATATAGACCTGCGCATCGATTCCCACAAACTGTCGCAACAGGAGTTCATTGCGGCGAACAATCTCACGGGCTATTACGTCTGGCTGGTCGCGCTTAAACCCTGGGCCTATCCACGGGCTGTAAAGCGGATCGTTCTCTGGATCAACCTTAACCTTGTAGTAGTATTTCCTCCAGCGACTCTTGAGGTTGACGGAGGGATCTTTGTACACGAAGACATTGACCAGCGGACCCGCTATTTGTTTGAATGGACCATCCGGCGAATTTGACCGGTACACGCTGAAAGTATAGTCCCCAACATTCTCGACAGTTGGCTTAATGGACCAACTGACGACTAGATAGTCCAAGTTCCAGCAATCGACTGTGAGACTGTTGAGTTCGAGCACATCTACTTCCCTGCTGCCGCCATACGTTGGAATTTGCCTTTGCCAAACTTAGCACGTCCAATAGCTGCAGCTACAGCACCAGGATCCTTAACGCCACCCTTGCGAGCTAACTTATTCTTGAGCGCTTGGAATCTGCTGCCTTCTCCCGCTGGGGCCTTGGCGGCTGGCTCATTCTTCCCACCCTTAAACTCACCGGAGCGAAGCTTGGAGCCTTTGGATTTGGAGATTTTCTCAATCTCATCACAAAAAGCTTCCCAAAACAGCATGTGACGCCTCCTCACACAGTTGGCTTTATGGCTTTGTACCGGCCCACGCGGCCGACTAGTTTCGAGGTTTTCCCCGCCGATCCCATCCATGGAACGGCTTTGGTTAAATACGGCGCCACTGCTTTGAGGGGTGTGCCAATAATAGCCGCTTGTTTGATTGTTTCTCGGGCAAAATCCTTAATACCCATCACCAGCCCACCAGCTATTGATCTCGCGGTATTCAGACGGAATTCCGCCCCACCCCTGAGCTATGTTGATCGCTTTTTTGGTACTGGCCTTCTTGGCCTCGTACTCTTGCGCGAATCTATTGGCCCAGGCCTGATAGTCCTGGGCTCTATCGAAAACCGCCACTGTAATGCCACCGTCGGAGTAGTTCAGACGGTTCCGACTATAGAAGATACCGGCGCTCATAAGCACTTCGATAGCGGCACCACGCAGTAGCAGGCGGGGAGCTGGATGGTTCTCAAGGGTTACCGGTGTAAGTAGTGGAGGAGTAGTGTTCCAATCATCAAGAGCGTCCTCAATGGCCATGCGGAGCTGACTATCCGTGGACTCTTTGCCCTCGAGCAGCTTGTTCAGCTCATCAATATCCCGCAGGAACTTTCTTAGGCGCCCCACGGCCTTGTCCATTAGGGTCGTAGCCATCTAGTCTACTCCGCATTGCCTTGGTTGCCTTGCGCCTCAAGAATATCCTCGATGAGCTTTTCTACAGCGCGGCCCTTAACCCCAAGGGGTGCAGCAATTTCTCGCAACTCGTCACGCCCAAGTCCTTCCAGGTCCTCTCGGGTATACGCTGTAGTTTCTTCGGTGGCCGGGGGAGATTCAGTAGTGCCTTCAGCCGGAGCCTCTTCGCGTGTATCATCGTCCGAGTTATCGGCAGAATCTGTCGCTTCGTCTTCGTTTACTTCGTGGATAGGCTTCATATCGTCTACGGTAACGATTTCGTCCGGAGCCTTCACCTTGCTATCATCAGTGATAATTTCTTGCGGTGGCTTTTGCTCCTTAGGCTTATCATCGATTGTGATATCACGTTTAACCGGAGCCTTGTCAATCTCTCCGTCCCAGGGCTCCATGGTCGCCAGAGGAGGCTCTTTGCCCAAAAGGCGCCTGTCCGCTTCGGTAACGAGCTCTTCTTCAACCACGGTTGTCTGATTTGGCTTCAAGGACTTAAAGCTAAAGCCCACACACTGGTCTTTACACACGTTCTTGATTTTAACCTTAGCCATTGCTGTCTCCGTCCCTTCTCTGTCCCTTCTCTAAGAAAAACGCGAGGAGGAGGGGGAGCCCTGAGGGAGAAGGGGTCCTGTTGACTCCCTCCTCCTCCTCAACGAAGCGGGTTAGGCTACGAGAGAATTACCTTCGCACAACTCTCGATGTTGCCAAGCCCCATTCCGACATCTTCCCACGACCGGAAACGAATGATATTCGCTTCCTTGTTAATCCAGAACTTAGTCTGGTTGAGAATGAAGAAGTTGCCGAGGAACTGGGGATCCGTGAACCCATAGATATCGCCCTGGTTCACGACGCCCTTCTTGATGGAGCTAACGAGCTTATACCCACCGATGGTCTGGTACTTGTACCCATCCACGGTGATTTCGCTCGCGACCTTATCGCCAACGTCGTTAGCGTCCCAGGTCAGGATGTCGGCGAAATCCACTTCGTGCATGAGGATTGTCGCCAGACGCAGTTCCTGGCCGGGCAGCAACTTCGCCAGCTGAGCGATAGCATTCCGCGTCACCTTGGTGTCAGACACGGTGATGCTCTTGGGCTCGGCGGGATGCAGCGCCGTGGCAGCCGCAATGGCAGCCTCGACATACTGCAGGAACCGCTGGTCTTCGACCTTCTGGATGTCCTTCACCGAGTTCTCTTCGATGATCTTGGTGATGGGCATTTCGTAAGCGAGCAACTCCTGCTCGCTCTTACGGAATTCCGGGGAACCGATGGAGCTGAAAGGAATCTCATAGCGTTCGCCAGAGATCCACTGTCCATCCGGTTGGCTCCGGAAGTTGATGGGCATCGCCAGGCTATCAGGCTCAATGTCCACGATCTTGACGAGCACATCGTGGTTCACGGAACGCTGACAATCAGCCTTGGTAACGCTCACCGGGGGGATGATCTTACGTGCAAACGAAACCTCACGGAGCTTCTGCCGGATAAAGGCACCAGCGGCCTGGGCCAGCTTCGGCAGTTCTTGAGGGTCGTCCACAGCCTGTTGAAAAAGGCTGTTGATCGTAGCAGCATCAGCACCGTTCATGGTAATCTCCTTTTCGAATCTGATGTGCTCTCAAGCCTACGGAGCCACGCCCAGAGAAACGCCCGATGCACCCGTGACGTAGAGAACCCCATCCGCACCCAGGGGCTTCTGCACGTATGCGTAGACAGACTCACCACTCGCGGCGGGGGTGAGCTTCCCGCTCTTCACTGTCAGGCGGTCACCTTGGTTATAAACCTTGGTGTCGTCATAACAGGTGTTGTTGCAGTGCCCTTCAAGCACGCCGAGAATCCCGGTCATGCCACCGAGGGACACTTCACTGCCGTTCGGCAAGGTGCCCTTGACGTCGGGACGCTCGCTCTCGATGAACGCCAGATAGGCGATAGTCGGAGCAGAAGCGCCAGACAGCACGGCTTCACCGTTCGAATCGATCTCGAACCACTGGCCTTCTTCAATTACCTCGCCAGCCTTGATCGGAACGGCCTTGCGGAAGAGCATGCTGAGGGGATTGGTAACCTCAAAGTTCTCGGTGTTGTTACCCATCTTCATCTCTCCTTGCTGTACTTATTGGCCAAGTAAATAGGCAGTAAGCGGATCAGTGTTGTCGGTTGCAGAAGCAACCTTAACGTGACCAATGCTTTCTACCTCACATTTCTGAAGGACGAGCTTAATCTCTTCAGCGGAAAGAGATGTCACTTCTGCGAACTTCTCAAGCGCGTCTTCAGGGTCCACGTCGCCCTCGGCCACCATTTGCAGAACAAGCTGCGCGGCCTCTGATTGCTTCCGGCTGTCACCCAAGGAACTGGCGGTTTTCTTGAGCTCCACAATTTCCGACCGGAGGCTTTCATTCTCCGCACCCAGGTGCCGAATGGCTGCCGCTGTCTTTTTCAGTTGTTCGGGCGTCATTACTTTTCCTCCGCTGTTGGCGCTGAACCATTATCGACTTGCAGTCGCTCGAAGAGTGTTTTGCCTTTGCCTACCTTATGCTTTACGAAGGTGGGCGCATCCATATTGGTTAGCTGGGCCAACTCACCCACGCTTCCCGGTTCTGGAGACCCAAAAGCACTCTTCACTGTTTCCTGGATCCCACTAGCCAATTTTACTAGGGCTGGCTGACATCTGGGGTCATCAATAGTGTCCAAGATGGTGGCCATCGCAAGCTTGTGCATGCGTACACCATCAAGGTCTTTTGACCTCCGCGCTTCCTCTTCCGACAGGCATTCTTCCGCCTGCTTTTCGAGCTCACTAGCCAGTTGCTCCCAGCTAGGAGTAGCAGGAACCGACGTGACCGTTTCGGCCTGCTTGGTGATGCCTTTCTTTGGTTCTTGCAGCGCAGCCTCTACGAGCTCATCGATCATCGACATTCCTACTCTCCTATTTTCTGTGTTCTCATTCGCCTTGCGAGTTCGTTAAGCGCTTTACGAACATAGTAATTCTCAACTCGAAGTCTGCGATTTGTGGACTCAGCCCGTTCCCGTAGCTTTGTCGCCAGCTCAGAAGCCTGGACGGATTCATCCACTTTTCCTTGAAGCTTTTTACGCTGCACGCGAGAACCTAGGGCATAGCCCCCGGTCGCTCCTAATGCTGCACTCAAGGCTCCAATCAACTTTCTGCTCATAATTACTCACTTTATAGTGCGCAAAGCTACCAAGGAAGGGCCACCCGTGAGTGGCCCTTCCCGGTACGCTACTCCTCGATCTTGCTGAGTTCGTCAACCATTGCACGGGCGAACAGGCGCCCACCAGCTTCGATTTCCTCAGCCTGCTTCTCAACCTCAAGCCGCTCATCGTATTCGTCTACGATCTCGGCCGCAGAAGCGAGCTTCTGGAGGTCATGCTCAAATTCCAGGCCTTCTTCGTCAAACACTTCGACGACCTGGGCGAGCTTTTCACACTCTTCCTCTGTGAGAGATTCCATGGCCTCGGCCAACGCCTGGTCGGCCGCTTCCTTGGTCATGGTAGGCTCTTCCTGAGCGGTCTTCTCCGGCTCTTGCCCACCAAACGTCTCACGGTAAATGTCAACAAGGCTCATTGCTTATCTCCTTGACAAAAAATGGCTTCAAACAGAACCTACTTGGATTCGGTTTCCAGGGCAGTGGACGGCGAAGTCGCGTCCTTGCCAGCTGCCTGGAAGTTCGCCCGGCGAGCCATCAAGGCCGCCTTGAGCTCTTCCTTCTTCGGAGTCTGCTGTTGCCCATGCGCCGCAGAAAGGGCCTGCGCGAGTCGATTCGCGGTAGAACCATCCTGGGGCACCGTGCTACCCTGATTCGTAGTAGTGGGCTCAGAGCCCCCTACGCCACTGCCGTAGCCGGGGTCGGCACCGATCTTCTGCAGCTCATCGACAAATCCGCGAGCCATAAATCGGCCAAGAACCATAGCTTCTTCAGCCTGCTTCTCAGCTTCGGCACGCTTCTCTTCCTCGTCGATCTCGGCCATAACATTCTTCACTTCCTCGGGAGTCGTGTTATACTCCGTGGCGAGCTTCTGAATGTCGTCCTCTTGAGAGGGGGCCTGCGTCTCCGCCGCAATCTTCTCGGTTTCCTGACCATCGGCATTGAGCATCTGAGAGAGGATATCAGTAACTGTCGGCATTTCTTGCTCCTTTCACAATTCTTAGATCTTGCCTAGCAACTTAGCTAGAGCTACACTCCCTAAAG